ATTGAGGGTGTGCTTACCGCAGGGCAAACAAGTATAACCTTAAACAGTTCAAGCATAAAGACCACAAGCGTACTGAACATTTACGTTGATACTTTCGGGGTATGTCCGATAGATGTTGAAGTAAGCAACGGAAGTGTAACATTAACCTTTAATGAAATGGAAAATGACCTGTCCGTGTTGGTGAGGATAACAAAGAGTAGTGCTGAGCCAAGTCCTTACACACTGATGAATTATCTTGAGGTAACATCAGCGGGAGCATACATCGACACAGGAGTTCCCAACTCTGCCACGGCTTATTATGAAGTTGACTTTCAATACACAGGAACACCTGTTGATAATGATGGAATATTTGGAGCAATGGGTTCGGGCATTGAATTTGTCATTAATTCTTGGCGAGGCGAAAGTTTTGGAAATGCAGGTGGTTCAAGAGCATCATTTACATCTGCAAATCTTGACCGCCATGTTATCAAGGCAGACAATACAGGAATACTTCTTGATGGAGTAAGTTCGGGAGCAACTGTGAATTGGAGCATAGCAACAGGATATAACTATTTCCTTTTTGCTTTCAACTATCTGAACAATCAGAAGTATTACACAGGACACGCAAAGATATATTCCGCCAAGTTGTGGAATGGTGATACTTTAGTTCGAGATTTCATTCCCGCAATCAGAAACGAAGATGATGCAATCGGAATGTATGACCGAGTAAACGATGTGTTCTATACCAATAACGGAACAGGCACATTCACAATAGGATAGGAGAGAAATCATGGCTTATTATCCAGCAATAGGAACTACCGATGTATCGGGCATTACTGACAGTTTAAACACCACAGAACAGACACCTCGGAACGTTGCCGATGTGTTGGCAGAGGAATTGGCAAGGATAGCCGAGAATATCTTGCCACCTAATGCCGAGGACATAGCCTACGATAACACGGCAAGTCACTTAACCGCCACTAACGTGCAGGACGCAATAGATGAAGTAATATCCTCACAGGCTGATGTGATAGCCGACACAATGGCAGATTTGACCGAGAACAAAACGGCTGTCATTACTGACGGAGTTGCAGACTTTGAAACGATAGACGGCTCACTTGTGAAGTCGCTCGTTGTTGAGATTGAGCCGAGCCAAAGCGGAAGCGGAACACCCTCTCCCTCAAACATTAGACCGATAAGCGGTTATACACAGGAAGATGTGACGGTTGTTGGGAAGAATTTGGCGAAAACGATACCTTACAGAGTATCGGGTTCTATCGTTTTTAATCCGTTGTCGGACGGGAGTATATCAATTCAAGGAATATCCACAGGCTATGCTTTTGCCGAAAGTTACTTTACGCTAAAAGCAGGAACTTATTTAGTATGTAACGATGCTAATGTAAGCAATTCGGCACAACTTCAAATTAGACAATATTCTGATGACCAAAATTTGTTGACGGCATATTATGGACAGCACAGAGAGTTGTCATTAGAAAGTGATACCGAGGTTAAACTTCGTTTGGCGGTTAATGCGGGCAGTACCATTGACGCTATCATTTATCCGATGATTGTTTTGTCTACTGAAACAGACTTGTCATTCGAACCCTACAAAGGTAAAACATACTCCACTCCCTTCAATCAGACCGTCTACGGGGGAACTTTAGATGTGCTGACAGGGGAACTTACGATTACTCACGGATACGTTGATTTGGGTTCACTTACTTGGGCAAGGTCAAGTACACGAGATTCAAGCAAGTATAGGTTCAATGCTTCTCATACACCCTTGCCGAAACCCACTGCAACCAACGCAGATGTGCCGAACTTGTACTCGTCTAATTATACGGCAATAAGCCCAAGCGACACATATCAGAACGTGACGGGTGCAACCATAGCCAATAACGGCTCTATTTATATGTATGACGAGGCATTAGCAACCGCCACAGGAGCAGACTTTAAAACCGCTATGAACGGAGTACAACTCGTCTACGAACTTGCCACTCCTACCACTATTCAACTCACCCCTCAAAAAGTTAAATCTCTTGTTGGCGAGAACCATATAATGGCGAGTACGGGCGATGTTCTCGAGTGCAAGTATTCGATGTTGATTAATGGCGATGACTTGGAAATGCTTTTGAGTTAGGGGGAGAAAATGGAAAATATCATTCCTGCGATTATAACCGGGGTTCTTGCTCTCGTGGGTGTCATTATCACGAACATCAGTAGCAACAAGACAATCGAAAACAAACTCTCGATTGCCCAGGCCGTGACGGACACCAAGCTCGACAACCTCACAGACGAGGTCAAGAAGCACAACAACTTCGCTGTTGAAATCCCTGCTATGAAAGAACAGATAAAATCAATGGACAGACGATTAAGTAATTTAGAAAGGAGCAACAATGACAATAAGTAACCGTGCCTATGACATTCTTAACATTTGTGCCAAGATCATCGGACCCATCGTTGTTTTTATCTCTGCAATCCTCTCGATCTGGCACGTTCCCTATGCAGAACAGATAACTGCAACGTTTGCAGCTCTCGAAGCTCTGCTCGGCTCCCTCGTTCATATTCTCAAGGTTTCCTATGACAAGAAGAATTAATGAAAGGAGCGATGATGATTCCTGATTCCCCTCTGGTGTCGGCTTGCATTCCCTCACCAAACTACACAAAACAGCGTAAATACCCGATAGACACCATTATCATTCATTGTATGGCGGGGACTTATGATGCGAGAAGGTGCGGAGCCTTGTTTGCTAATCCCAAACGTGGTGCATCGTCTCACTACGGCATCTCGTCCAACGGTGAAATCATCCAGTATGTCAACGAAAAATACAGAGCGTGGACAACGGGCGGTGACAAGAAGTGCAACGGATGGACGGGGTCAGACTATGACCACCGCTCTATCACGATGGAAGTCTCAAACACCACTCTCGGTCCGAATTGGGGAATCTCGCAACAGGCACTCCAAGCGATCATCGCTTTATGCACCGACATTTGCAAGAGACACAGCATCAAGCCGATGTGGTCAAACAATCCTGCATTAGTCGGACACGCTGACAAGCAGTCGTTTGCTCTGCACAGGTGGTTTGCTACGAAGTCATGCCCGGGACCAACGATAATAGCCTATATGCCATACATCTGCCAAACTGTAGCCGAAAACCTCTCCCAGAATGGCTATTACTACTTCGGGTATGACTTCGCACCTGTTTTTGATCCTGTCTACTATGCGAACAAGTACCCGGATCTGATGGCTGCTTTCGGACTGAACAAAGATGCACTCTGGCTTCACTTTCAGCAGTTTGGAATGAACGAGTTCCGACAGGCTTCGGCAGAATTTAATCCTGTCATTTACAAACAAAAATATCCCGATCTCGTGACAGCGTTCGGAGATGACAACCCTATGTATTATCTCCACTACGTTATGTTCGGGAAATCTGAAGGTCGCTCGGCTGTTTAAGCCTTACGATAGTTTCTCCCCTAAAAATGCCCCCTTGCGTTATGCTTGGGGGCGATTTTTTTATGCGTATTCCGTTGGTCATTGAAATGACCGTTGGTATAGGGGCAGAACATCAAAACTCATCAAAACTTTTTCAAAACTTAATCAAAACTCCAATAGATATAAACATTCTCGCCATCAATCTCTATTTTGTCTATCAAGGTTTTAATGGCTGATCTGACATCTTCAATGGATCCATTCTCAAGAAGATCATCAAAGGACGAAACAATCTCTTTGGCTTCAGCCGGAGTAGTCCTAACATCTATCTCCACCGCTTCGAGCTTCTGTTTTTGGGTGTTAATCTCGTGGACTTTCTTTTGAATGATGTCCAATGGCATTTCTCCGAGCGTGTAGAGGGTCATAATTCGCTCTAATTGTTTGTTTAGTTCATTTATACGCTTGTCGATGGAATTGACCTTGTCGGGCATTTTAGAGGGTGTTACGGGCGAGAATTTGAGTTTGCGGATCTCTCCGAAAATCAATTCGTCCAGTTCTTCCATTCTCCAAGTGTCATTCTTGCACGTTCCCGGTCCTGTTTTGGGTGAGCGGTTGAAGCAAGAATAATAATCATATTCGTATTTCTTGCCCCTTTTAACAGTTTGACGATGGTATTTGATATACTTGGCTCCGCAACGTTTGCAATAACACAGACCGCCAAGATAGGAAGTTGGCACACCACCGCTGCCATTGTGTTCTTCTATCAATCTCCGTTGGTGAACCTTCTGGCACTTCTCCCACAGTTCATCGTCTATAATCGGCTCGTGATTGCCCTTGAACCATTCACCGCCATATTTTACATATCCAATATATGTTTTGCTCTCTATGAGCCGTGCTATGAAGTCAGGGAGCCATTTCCCATACTTGTGATATAAACCTTCCTCGTTTAGTTCCTTCACGATCCTGCGAGAGGACTTTCCCGTTGAATACTCGGTGAAAATCCTGCGGATCAGCTCGGCTTCGTACTCGTTTGGAATCAGTTCACCATTAATGTAATCGTAGCCGATCGGGTGACGGTGGGATCCAGTATATTTCCCTTGCTTGGCTCTTGCTTCTCGCCCCATAGACATTCGCTCTTTGATTTGTTCCCGCTCTAATTGGGCAAATACTGCGAGAATGCCAATCATCGCTCTGCCCAGAGGGGTCGAAGTGTCGAAATTCTCGGAAATCGACACAAAATCACACCCGTTTTGCAAGAATATATCCTCAATCAAAGTCAAAGTATCTTTTTGGCTTCTCGAGAGTCTGTCCAATTTATAGACCAGTACTTTTTCGACCTTCTTGGCTTTCACATCGGAAATGAGCATCGAAAGTGCGGGGCGATCCATCGTGGCTCCTGAATACCCCGCATCGTTATAAACCATTGGTTTGTCATAACCAAGAGCATGGGCAAAGCTCGTCAAGCGGTCGATTTGTTCTCCCACGGAATACCCGTGTTCCCGCTGCTCGGTTGTGCTGACCCTCACATAAATGGCGATCATTTCTCGTCTCCGTACATATAATCCATTGATTTGTTGTAATACTTTGCCAAGCGGTAAAGCATATCAACAGACGGTAAAGATAATCCTTGCTCCCAAGATGCGATTGTTGTTTTTGGGATATTTAGGATAATAGCAAGTTGGGATTGAGTTATATCTTTTTCCTTCCGGCAATTAATAAGAATTTTTCTGATTCGTTCTCGAACTACAAAATTAGTAATCATATTTCCTTTTCCTTCTTGAAACGGAATCTTGCCGGAGTTCTTACATCGGTTAGTCCTATCAGATAATCCAAACTAACATCGAAATAAGCAGCGATGTTCCGAGCATACTCCAATGAAGGATCATTGATCCCGTTTTCCCATCTCGAAAGCATAGACTTGTTGATTTTCATTTCGGGATTCTTTTGGTTCATATCCGCAACGAGCATATCAAGTGTTAAGTCTCGCTCCTTCCTTAAACTGTTCAGTTTTTCTCCTATGTTGACCATAATTTTGTAATCTCCTTTGTGGGTATTATATCGGATGTTTTTTTAAAAAGATAACACTTTTTGTTAAAAACTTGTTGCATATCCGCAACAGATGTGTATAATAGGTCTTGAAGTTGTTGCGAATAAGCAACGGAAAGGAGAGTGAAAAGGATGCTGAAATTCAAAGGCTATTGTGCCACGAACAAGATTAAGCAGTCCGAACTTGCCGAAATCTTGAAAATCACCATCCAGAGTGTGAACCGCAAATTGAACGATAAAGAGCCGTTCACGTTGGAACAGGTGAAAATCTTATGTGAGCATTATTCAATTAGTGCTGACGAGTATTTTGTTTAATTTTTTTTATCTCATTGTTGCGATAACGCAATAAGAAAGGTTCGAAAATGGTTATCAACATTCTAAAAAATGGAGAGATCATCCCGGATCTGACAGGTCACGAAGTCCCACGAGACAAAATCCCAAACTACTATGCCATCGTTTCCCGAGTGATGGCAGAAACCCAAAACACGAGGTCAATCAACAATGACAAACATTCTGAAAGCACTTGAATTTGTTCTTTCTTCTTTAATCATCGGTTCTGCCGTGTTCTTCGGTTTAGAATCTGGATTCCATCATCAATATTCAATGTCAACCGTCAATCCCTATGCGTTTGAGTATTCCGAGATTGTTGAACTGAAGCAGCCGGAATCTCCCGAGGTCATCATTCCAGAGGTTAGGCTTGCGAGCTTCGAGGATGAGTTTGCTGTCCGTCCTGTTATCAGAAACCTCACCGAAGAAGATTGGAAACTTCTCGAGAGCATTTCCATCGCTGAAGCGGGAAACCAAGGTGTTGAGGGTGTTGCTCTTGTTCAGCTCGTGGTCATCAATCGAATGGAAAAGACAGGCAAAACGGCAAGGCAGATTATCTTCGCCCCCGGTCAGTTCTACACAAGAGGGATGCACGGTGGGAATGAATTGTCTGCTGAAGCGAGAGAGTTGATCCGTTGCGGTTGGGACGAGAGCCAAGGAGCCTTGTATTTCCGTGCAAGACACTACCACAGTTTCGGGACACCGCTGTTCTCGTACAAGGACCACTATTTTTCAATCTGACGAAAGGAGCAACCATGACAGAGGAAACCAAAATCAAAATCCCATTCTTGCATCTGTCAGGCAAAACGGACCCGATCTACTACAAGCCGTTAAGCGACAAGCCTGATAATTATGAACCGCTTGACCAGGATGTCTACCTCAATGCACAGTACGTTTTCCGCATTGATGCGTTTGAGGGGTTTAGCCACATCTACATGGCAAACGGGGAGTTTTACAGAGTTAAGACATACACCGTCAAGAATATGTGAGGTGCCGGATGGAAGAATTATTGAACTTTAAAGAGTACGTTGTCGGAATGCTGCGGAACCTTCACGAGAAGGAAAGCAAGATTAAAGAGCAGATCCGAGATTATAACAGGCTCTTGGACTACACCGAAGAGCAAATAAGACGAAAGGAGCAGGAAGAATGTCAACTTTATTCGAAATAACGAGCGAGTTTGAACGCTTGTATCAGCTCGCAACGGACGAAGAGATTGATGAGGAAGCGTTTCTTGGAACTCTGGAAATGCTCAATGCGGATCTCGAACTGAAGTCCGAAGGCTATGCAAACGTGATTCAGCAGTTGCAGATGGAAGCCGACAAGGCAGAACAGCTTGAAAAGGAGTTTAAGCACAAGAAGGAAGTCAGACAGCGAAGAATTGCAGCCATGAAGGACGCAATCAAGCAAGCCATGATAACCGCTGATCTGAAGCAGGTCGATGCGGGAAAGTTCACCATCAAACTGAAGAAAAATGGGGGACTGGAACCGCTAATCATCGACAAGCCTGAAGAAGTACCCGACAACATGAAGGTTATCAAATACGAAAACGATACCAAGCGAATCCGTGAATATCTTGCCAATCATCCCGCAGATTGGGCACACACGGAGCCGAGAGGGTCGCATATAGAGATTAAGTAAAAGGAAAGGAGATCCGAAAACATGGGAATGCCAATACTTATTTATGGCAAGAGCGGTTCTGGAAAGAGCCGGAGCCTAAAGTTCTTCGGAGAAGAAGAAATTCTTCTCGTCAATGTGGAAGGTAAAGACCTTCCGTTCAGATCCAGTTTCAAATACATCTGCAAGTCCGATTCCGTGGACACGATTATCGAACAGTGCAAGAAAATGCCGTGCAAGATATGTGTCATTGATGATGCGGGGTATCTGATGACCCACCGCTTTATGAACAATCACAGGTCCAAAAAGGGCAACGCATCGTTTGAAATGTATGACGAGATTGCAGACATTATGTATTTTCTCGTTCAGCGTATTAAATCAGAACTCCCGCCCGATGTCAGGGTTTACATCATGCTCCACGAGGACACGAGCGATGCCGGAGACACCAAGATCAGAACCATCGGCAAGTTGATTGACAACAAAGTTTGTCTTGAAGGAATGGTAACTATCGTTCTCCGTTGTATGTCGGACCATGGCAAGCACTTCTTCAGGACACAGACGGACGGTTTTGACATTACCAAGACACCCGAGGATCTGTTTGGAGAGAACGAGACGGAGATTGAAAACAATTTGAAGTATGTGGATGAGAAAATCTGCGAGTTCTATGGATTGGCAGGGAAAGGAGCAGAAAAATGAAGAAGAAAATTCTTTTAACTCCCGATAAGGCAAGAGAGTTTCTGACTCACAATTACTCGGGCAATAGAAAAATAACCTTGAATACTGTTTCTGCTTATGCAGCAGATATTTTGGCTGATCGTTGGAATCCTGATATTTCCGAGTTTGACCAACCAATAGCATTTTCGGCTGAAGGTGAACTTATAAATGGACAGCATAGATGTTCTGCCGTAATTCTTGCCAATAAATCCATTTATACATGGATAGTGACCGATGTTCCACTTGAATTATATCAGTACATGGATTGTGGAAAAGTAAGACAGGCGAGTGATTTTTTGCCTGTTCCAAATTCAATAAGTATAGCTGCACTTGCAAAATTCGTATGTGCAGTTGAAGAAGGAAATACCACTCTTTATCAGGCGGTGAATGGTGTACTCAAATTTGTTCCCGGAAAAGTCAAGAATTACATCCGTGTTACAAGAACCCAAATCATTCAGAAGGTTGAAGAACAAAATGATTATTTGCAAGAGATTTTTGCTCTTGGGCAAAAGGCTTCTAAATATTTCGGCAATAAAAGAGGACCGTTTGCAAATGCGTTTTATGTAATTGATTTTGTTGGGAAAGGGGCATTACTTCAGGAATTTGCCGAAGAATGTTCAAAGATAAGGCCTGATTCCGACCTAATCAGCAATTTTAGAACTTACATAACAACCCGCTTATTAAATAAGAATTTCCATGCTACCCCTCAATGGATAATGGGTTGCATTTTCTACACTTACGATCATTTCATTGAGGATTCAAAGATAGGTTCATTTAACAAAGCAGATACTTATTTTGAAAAGTATTCAGCTTTGATGAATAAAGAACGCAACAAAAGAAAAGGAGAATAACAAATGAAAGCATTTAATGGCTACGAAAACGCAAAGAAGGCAGCAGAGAGCATGAGCGGGGAGAAACTTCCTGCCGGAGCTTATGTCTGCGAGGTTAAGAATGTTCAGTATTCAATTGGGGAGAACGGCAATTCCGACCACATTGACATTCTGTTTGACATCACCGAGGGAGAGTTTAAAGACTTCTTCCGTCAGCAGTACAATGCCAACACTTCAGAGGACAAGAAGTGGAAGGGCAGAACCTCAATCTATGTTCCCAGAGACGATGGCTCAGATCGTGACGATTGGACCAAGAACGCATTCGCAAAGTGGACCAATGCGTTTGAAGATTCCAACTCCGGCTACAAGTGGGACTGGAACGAAAACAAGTGGAAGGGATTAACAGTTGGAATCGTGTTTGGAGAGACAGGAACCGTGATCGAGGGCAGAGAGGTTGTCTACACCGAAGCTCGTTTCGCTTGTTCTGCCGACAAGGTACGCTCCGGGAATGCTCCCAAGGCAAAATTCAAGGCAAAGAACGGCTATTCTGGCAACGGTTCCACATCATCCACTTTTTCCACATCTTCCACCGATGGTTTTCTCAACATTTCTGCATCAGTTGAAGAGGAGCTTCCCTTCAAATGATGGAAGGTTTCGAGATTCAACAATGTCTCGACAGTTTCAAAATTCTCGTTGATACGGCAGAACAGCCGACAAAGGAATATCAACGCAGGTGCGATTCCTTCGGCTGCCCGTATGAACGCAGAAACCTTGATTATGGCGATTATACGTTTGATTTTCGGCTACCAAGTGGCAAATGGCTGCATGAATCGTCTCTCGTCAAAGGTCAAGCGGTCATAGAACGGAAAATGTCGCTCCGTGAATTATCGGGCAACCTCTGCCAAAACTATGACCGTTTCTGCCGAGAATTTGACCGTGCATCTGCCGAGAACGCATCTGTTTACCTTCTGGTCGAAGATGCTTCTTGGGCGAAAATCATCATGGGCAGGTACGGAACAAGATTCAACAGCAAGGCATATTTGCACCGATTGCTGAAACTCATTGGCAAGTACAACATCAAGCCTATTTTCGTGCCAAAGGAACTGTCAGGACAAATGATCTATGAAATTCTGTACCGGGAAGCAAAGAGAAGATTGGAGAGTGGGGAATACGGCTAATGGGTAGCAATAGATATTGGATTAAGGTACACCGAAAAATCCGAGAATCTGCCCTCTGGGAATCTGACGAACCATTTGACCGCAGATCCGCATGGATTGACTTACTTATAGAAGCCAATGTTAAGGATCACGATGTCTTTTATAAAGGTTCAGTTATCAAGGTAAAGCGTGGCGATGTCTACACGAGCATTCGCAAGTTGGCAGCCAAATGGCATTGGTCAACAGGCAAGGTTACAAGGTTTCTCAAAAATCTTGCTGAAATGGGGATGATTCGCAAGCACGAAAACGTAAAAAACGTAACACTCCTAACCATCATAAATTATGGGGTTTACCAAGATAAGCGAGACACAGACGGAGACACAGACGAGACAGAGACGAGACACAAACGAGACGGAGACGGTGTACTCCTAAAGAATAATAAGAATATACAGAATGAAAAGAAAGAAGAGAAGGAACCGTCCCCGCCTGAAGGGGCGGGTCCGTTCCTCGATGGGTTTGAACCTATGACAGAAGAAGAATGGGAAAGGTTGCCTGAAGTATGAGTAGCTTTTATGAGTACAAAGAAGAAGATGCGGAACGCTTCGCCAGAGACTACGGACCTTCAAGACGCAGGGGCGATGAATTGGTTCTTCGGAAGTGTCCATATTGCGGAGACACCACAAAGGACACATTCACGTTCTCAATCAATTCCAAAACAGGACAGTTTCAATGCAAGAGGGGCAAGTGCAACGCAAAGGGCAATATGCTCACCCTGTCGAGGGACTTCGGGTTCCAAATCTCGGAAGAAGTGAACCGCTATTACAACGTGAACAACTTCAATGACAGGTTTCGAAGGTTCAAGGATGCTCATCAGATTATCGAGAGTAATGATCCGGCAATCGACTATCTGAAGAGCAGAGGAATATCCGAGCAGGTTTGCCGAGAGTATGAAATAACCACCCGAGAGGATGACAAGAAGGTTTTGGTTTTCCCCTTCAAGGATGAATCGGGCGAGCTGAAGTTCATCAAGTACCGCAACACAGATCCGCAAGAGGGACAGTCAAAGGAATTTTGCGAGAAGAAGTGTATGCCGATCCTGTTCGGCATGAACCACATTCAAAACTTTGACCGCCTGGTGATGACAGAAGGACAGATTGATTCATTATCCGTGACGGAAGCAGGGATAGCAAATGCCGTGTCGGTTCCCAATGGCAAGAATGGATTCACTTGGGTTCCACATTGTTGGGACTTCTTGCAGAAGTTTAAGCAGATAGTCATCTTCGGGGACTATGAAAAAGGTTCTGTCAGCCTTGTGGAGCAAATGGCAGTTCGGTTTGGCAAGAAGTTGTTAGTTGTGCAGCCGGATGATTATTGCGGATATAAAGACGCAAATGACATTCTCCGATACGTTGGTAAGGAAGCGGTTGTTAGAGCAGTCGAGAATGCGAAACCTATCAAGACAGGACACATCAAGGAAATGGCAGATGTTGAAGCCATAGACATTGAGAACCTGCCGACCATTAACACAGGCTCGTCAGAACTCAATTCCATCCTGTCGGGCGGTTTCCACTACGGAGACTTCATCATTTTGACAGGTCGCAGAGGTGAGGGAAAGTCAACAATGGGTTCGCAGTTTACCGTTGAAGCATTGAAGGCGGGCAACAGTTGCTTGATTTACTCGGGCGAGATGAGAGATGTGGCTGTCAAGAACTGGATTGATCGCCAAATATCGGGCAAGAGTTTTTTGACCGCAGAAGATATTCAGCGTTGCGAGGATTGGTACCGGGGGAAGCTCTACATCTATGATGACGATGTGATTGACGAGAATGACACGGATGACCTCATCGAGACTATCACCGAAGCCATCCACCAGAAGAACATCAAGTTCCTGCTAATTGATAATCTGATGACCGCCATGGAATCGGCAGCAAGCACCACCGAAGCACTTTACATTCAGCAGTCAACGTTCACGGGCAAACTTGCCAAGATTGCGAGAAAGTTGGAAGTGGTAATTCTTCTGATCTGCCACCCCCGCAAGACTTCAAACAACGAACTGAACAACGATGATGTTTCGGGATCGGGAGACATAACCAATAAAGCGAACCTTGTTATCAGCTATTCCAAGATTTTGGACAAGGGAAGAGAGCCGGACCCGACCGTTCGCAAACTGTCAGTTACCAAGAACAGGCTAACAGGAAAACTCGGGGAAGTAAGTATGTTTTACGATTCAGCGACCAAGAGGATTGTTGGGAGCAAGGAAAAGGGATTGAAGAAAGATTATTTTGGCGACACGTTGAAGGTCGAGATTCCCGATGATGAGGACCTTCCGTTCAGATGAGGGACACAACATGGACAAATATGAGTGCTTAAAACGGAGTATCGAGTATCTGATTGACACTATTGACTACGAGGTTTGGGAGATTGAGGACGATTGCAAGAACGAGGGCGGTCCCATGGGGGCGGTTTCGTACACAAAGCTGAAGGTTTACAAAGAAGTCCTCGATGTCCTGAACGATGCGATTGAAGAAGCAGAGGGGCAGAGCATGGGAAAAGTAGTTATCACCACCAAAGAGGACAGGATCATTGAAGGGTGCTTCAGGAATCTGAAGAAGGTCGAGGTCACAACGGACTACATTATCTGGACTTTCAAGAACGAGGATTCAGCCATTCACGGAGCCAAGGTCCTTATGAACTGCAATTTTGAGTATGTGAAGAGGATTTAGCCGATGATGCCCAAGGATTATGTGTGCGATGGACAAATGAATCTCTGGGAATATATGCAGAGCATCGAGCGAGAGGAAAGGGCAAGTGAGGTTCCAACAGCAGAGCCGGATGATTCCATCTGCGAGGGCTGTAAGTGGCGAGAGACGGAAGGGCGAGAATTGGAAGTGGACGAGTATGGGCAGACCTGGGTTCATAAATGCCCGGGCACCGCTTGTGCAAATTGGAAGCACGGAACACCGCTCAACCTCACCGCTTTGGTACCCGATCAGGAAGTGATTGTCTGGTATGAACCCGAGGACAAGCCGTACTGCTTCAACAAAAACTGGCTCCCACCGTTTGAAATGGTCATTGAGACGATGAGCGAGTGGTTCGGGATTGAGTTCAAGAAGGTGGACTATGAGTACAAGGGCGAGATTTACGACTCGGTCTATCAGTACAAGTGTTATGGCGGGTCCAAGATTGAGCTTGACGAAGGAGTTTATACCGGGGGCGATTACAAGGGCGAGAGATTCATTGGAGTGGATTGGGAAGCACCCAACGGCAAAGAAGGAACCGCAAGCGGGTGTTTAAGCCTTTGGGAAGTAGAACACCACATTCGAAGTGCAATCAACCGAGCGATCGAGTACAAGGAAAGACAAAAGACCAGGAAAAAGGACGAGGACGATGAATAAAAGCAAAGACTACATCAAGTGCAAGGACAAGGATGATGCAGCAGAGGTTGCGGAAGAACTGACCAAGTTGAACATAGATTGGGACTTCTGCTACGAGGTTGACGGAGAACCGGGCATCTGGATTGAATGCACACTTAGCGAGAGAAAGGAGAACAACAATGGCAATACATGATTTTAGGGTCGAGAAACCCGCAACAAAACCTGAATACCCCATCAGCGATCCCGTGAACGTGTTTCACGATAGCGGATTGGTAACGGTGGCTTATTGGGACGAGAGGGACAAGAGGTTTCACGAGCTCGAGGGCGAGACATACGATGGCGGGGTTGTTAAGTGGGCAGACATAACCTTCCCGAGCGGATGGAATTACGATTCCGATGTGTACGGGGGAGACACGATCAGCGTGTGAAAGGAGAAGAGATGGCGGATAGTGTGAACGAGAATGTAATAGAGTTCCTGCGGGGACAGCAGAGGGCAACAGCAACGTTTTGTTACGGCAGGATGGCTAACAGGATGAAGAAACTCGCAAGTGAGTACCCTGAAGAGTGCCAGATCGTAGCTGAAAATCCTGATGGGAGCATTGTTGCTCATTTTCCTGTTAAGTGGGTGAAGATAATGGCACCTTCCAAGAACCGCCCGGAGATTTCAGAGGAACGGAGAGAGGAATTGCGAGAGCGAATGAAAAAGCTTCGTGCCAAGCAACTCGGAAGAGTCACACAGGATTGATTGCCCTCTAAGGAGTAGACCTTAGGAGATTGACCCAAAATGGGCGAGAAATTATCTCAACGATAAAAGTATCGCCCAACACGAAAAAATTCAAATTTGGGCATTTTAGACCCAATAGAACGCAAAGGAGAAAAAACAATGATGATTTGCAAGAAATTGCCCTGCCAGATAGATGTCAAAAACCTGCCGAGCTATGACCTCGATTGTTACACCGTGTTCCGTCTCGATGATGGCGATTTGTGGTTCTATGGCACCTACGAGAACGAGGACAGAGCAAAGGAAGTAGCCAAGGAACTCGGAAACGCTCTTGTGGTTGAGTTTGACGAGGTAAGCAAATGAACGTTGGGGACGATGTAGTGATAGCCGGGAAGATAAGAGCCTATTCCAAGAGTTTGGGACTTCTGGTAGTCGAACTGCCGAACAAGGAGATCATTTCCGTGAGCGACAAGGCTATTAAGAGCTACCGCCCGGCTATCAAAGTTGATGGAGAGGACAAGAGAAAGGGGAATTGATGGCAGGAGAGCTAATCAGCCGAGAAACGGCAATACAAACCGTCCACGAGACAATGTATCAATTCATAGACGATAGCGAGATTATGACCGACAGAGATAACTTACTGTTGGAAGCCAACAAAGCAATCTGCAACGGCTTGAAAGAGATTCCGCCCGTAGAGAACAAGGGAGAGTGGATAGAAAGTAAAGAGCGTAGCAAGCATTGGTACTGTTCGGTTTGTGGCGGTATTCATACAGACCCCGAAACAGGAAAGTGGAG